TGCCGCTGCCGCTATCGAAAATCGATTGCAAACAGCTGACATTTGCCGAAAGTACATTGGCGACCTTATCATCCAAAAAGTTAATTCAATTATAAACCCAACCCAATTATGAAAAACGAATTTATCCCTTATGAACAAGCCCTTGCACTCAAAGGTCTTGGGTTTGATGAGCAATGCTTTTCATTTTACACTGCTACTGTTGAGTTGTATGAATCGGAAGGCTATTACAGCTATTTCAAAAATGTGCATAAATTTGAAGTTGTTGCCCCCCTCTACCAACAAGCGTTTAGGTGGTTCAGGGAAAAACACGGGTTAAGGCACTTTATTGAGTTTGATGATGGACATTACAATCCAGTTGTTCAATCCTCTTTAGTGTACCATTGTGACACTTACGAAGAAGCTGAACTTGCTTGTTTGAATAAATTGATTATACTTATAACCCCAGTTAAACTATGACACACAGCATCATTAAAACAGACAGCTACCTATTGGTGGTAGATGATTCAGAGATTAAAGAAGGTAATTATTTCTTTTTCAAAGAAGGAATAGTCACAAAAGTGTATAAATCAGATAGTGTAGAACAAAAAGTAAGTATAGAAAATTTTGAGCATGATAGAGTTTTCAATTATAAAAAGTGTAAGAAAATTATAGCCCACTTACCACTCAACAACTCGCCTGCTCTTCAAGGCGTAGACTTGTTACCACCACTTGAAGATGAGGTTGAGAAGTTGGCTGAGGAATTTAAAAGTTCATATAAAAAAGTTGGAGTTACTGATTATGAGGTTTCATCATTTATTGTAGGCTACAACAAAGCCAAAGAGAAGTACAAGTACACAGAGGAACAACTTAAAACTGCCATACACAAAGCTATCATTTTTTCAGAAGAAAATAGAAAAATAACTTCAGGTGAGTATGCAGTAAAGTTTTATAAGTTTTATGGAGAGTCAATCCAATCACTCAACCTTCCCAAAATGCCGAATGCTTTTGAGTGTGAGATTAAATGCTTTGAAGAAGAATATCGTAAACCACTAAGACAAGTTAGTATAACCACCCCCAAAGGCCATACCCAATGGGTAGGCAAATACATTTACTAAACCAAACCAAACCAATGACAAAACAATCTAATGACAGTATCATCCTGTTAGATGGGTCGATACACAGCAAAAAAGAACTCATCGAAAGCATGATTGATGATGACTTCTACTACGGATATATGGGGAAGAGTTCGCTCTCCTCATCAGCAGTGAAAATGCTCGCTGATTCCCCAAAGATATACCACTACTACCTGAACGGAACATCACTGGAATCACCAGCCCTTAGCATCGGTAAGATTACTCATACAATGATTTTAGAGCCACATAAAGTCAACGGAATGTATGAGGTGATAAATGTATCAAGCAGAGCAACAAAAGCCTTTAAAGAGGCTGAAATGAACTCAGATAGGATACTGATAACAGAGGGTGAATCTGTGCAGATAGACAAGATGGTGACGGCTGTTCGCAAGAACCCAATACTACAACAGATTATCGAACAGTCAAGCCATGAGGTCCCAACAGTTGGATTGATAGAGGGGCTTGCCTTTCGTGGCAAGGCTGACATCATCACTCACGATGGAGTTGTCTACGACATTAAAACAACAAGTGACATCAAATCATTCAGGAAGTCGGCATTCTTGTACGGCTACAATGCTCAAGCTGCAATATATTGCAAGCTCTTCAATGTCCATCACACAGACTTTCGTTACATCGTTATCGACAAGGGTAGCTATGACCTTGGTATTGTAAATATCAGCGAGGAGTTCTATCTCTCTGGTGTTGATATGATGAACAAAGCGATTCAGACTTATGTAGAATACTTCGTGGAAGGGAAGGATATCTACTCTTTTTTACATCATCAAACTCTTTAAACCCTTTTTTTTATGGAAACAAATCAAAATCAATTGGAATTCATTGGAAGCGTATTCAGTGATGAATTCAACAATCAGCACGTTGGCTACACGATAGCACTATCTGTTGAAGAGATGCATCGTGCAATGCAAAAAGCAGATAAGAACGCAAAGGTTCGCATCCGCATCCGCACCGGTAAGGCATCAGGGAAACCATATGCCACACTACTTGAGCCGAGGGATAATGTAACGTCTAAACCTGCATCAACACCTGCGAAAGCATCTGTTGGGTCAGATGACCTCCCCTTCTAAATAAAGCTTTCCCTTCCACGAAGTTTCTCATATATCATTTAAACTTTAAACCAATGTCAGAAAAGAAATCAAAATACTACACTAAGTTGACTATTGAAGTCAATATGCCTCATATGGGGCTAAGTAAATCCAGTATCACGCGAGATGCCTGGGATTTAAACATCAGAGATATTCAGGCACTACTTGAAATGCTGTTGATGTCATCGGGATACGATCAAGAGGTTATATCTAGCATCTTCAGCAAAAACGATGAGGAGGTGGGTGATGATGACTAATTCAAGCAAATCCGCATACAAGAAATGGCTATCTGGGATTAGTCTTATATCATTAGACCAGGAGTTAGCCAATTTAGAAGGGGCTATTGAACGAAACTCTGATGATAGTGAGCTTGTCAATTCTATTAAAGAAAAGGTTCAGGTTGTGCTACAAGAGATTCAAAAAAGAAACGGATATTCAAATGTAAGCTGATGAAGTTCGGTAGCGTTTGTTCAGGCATCGAAGCAGCTTCGGTGGCTTGGGAATCCCTCGGATTTGAGGCGCAGTGGTTCAGCGAAATAGAACACTTCCCTTCAGAAGTTCTGAAGTACAGATACCCCACTGTACCAAATTTGGGGGATATGACTAAACTTTTTTCAAACAAAACCTTTTTGGATTCTCACATAGACCTTTTGGTTGGTGGGACTCCTTGTCAGTCTTTTTCCGTAGCTGGTCTTAGGAAGGGGATGGAAGACCCAAGGGGGAATTTGACTTTAACATTTTTGTCTTTGATTGACATAAAAAAGCCAAAATGGATTGTTTGGGAGAATGTACCAGGCATCATAAGTAGCAATCAAGGCAAAGATTTTCAATCATTTTTAGACGGTCTTGAAGAAATTGGCTATATTTGTGATGTTGAAATCCTTGATGCACAATATTTCGGAGTAGCACAAAGAAGAAGAAGAGTTTTTGTATGTGGACAAAGCGTAGATTCTATACTGAAAGAGAGGACGATTACATCCGCTCTAACTATAGCACAATGTCTCACCGAGATATTGCACGGCATCTTAATAGAGGTGTTGAGTCTGTACGAGCGAGAGCCAATAAAATCGGATCAAGCAAGCCTCTCAAGAGATGGAGTGATGAGGAGGATGAAGTTATTCGGAATTCTTACGGAAAACTGCAACTACAAGAATTGGCAAGAACTCTTGGTAGAGGTATTCCTGAAACATCATCCCGTGCAAAAAAATTGGGATTTGCCTCTTGGAGAAAAAAGTCAAAAGGAACTCACTCTGGAAGACCTATTGATGGGTTTGAATCAGGAAGGCCAATCTACACTCACCGAAGAGTCGTTGAGGAAAGCATTGGAAGACCTCTACGAAGTGATGAAATTGTACACCACATTGACTTTGACAAGGGAAACAATTCAATCCAAAATCTCTATCTTTTTTCAAGCAGGGGAGAGCATAAGTCGGCTCATTGCTCGTTTGAGCGACTCGTCCCCGAACTCGTTAAGCGCAACATTATCTTCTTTGACCCTATTACAAGAACTTACAAATTATGCGAGACAAACAAATAGCGACATTTTTAGCGAAATGGCAGGGATTTACGAGGTCGGTGATTTCCTTAAACAAGCCCAACATAGAAACGCTGTTATCGGATACCTTGGAGACTGGCGACCTGCCGCAGCGGTATTATTTGAGTCCGAAAGCCTGCAAAGGGATATTAAACCGAGCAGAAAAAAGAGGGAAGAAGTTACCACCGATGCTGAAGGAGGCGTTGGAAAGGCAAGCGAAATCAGTTGTGCAGGAGGAAATTTAAGCCCGACCGTTACAAGCAAATGGAAAACAGGATATGGAGGCCCAAGCGGTTCAAACGAAACAGGAAATATGGTTTATGCTCCAACCATCATAGACCGTGCTGCCTTCAATCAAGGCGAGAATGCACAATACGAGCCAAGAATTGAATCAGGAGAAACAATGTCATCGCTTGTGGCAAAAGGCCCACACGCAATTGCCCAACCGATAGCATTCAAAGTTCGTGGTGGATGCGAAGGTGGAGGCAAAGGCTACCTTGGTCAAGAAGAGCAAGCCTTTACGATTAGCGCAGCGCAAGATCAGCAGATTGCCCAACCGATTGCCGTGGACACCTACAACCAAACTGTCAACGAGAATACATCGCAGACCATTGGTTCTTCGGCTTCTGATGTAAACCATTATGGAGCGGTGTTGGAGGGTAACGCTTTTAGTCATACCTTTGTGAATAAAGGTTTAAATTATGCCGGCGCACAAGAAAGAAACACCATTAAAGCATTGTCACTATTGCGAGAAAAAATTGGAGAGAAAGCGTTTGCCCAATGGGGATTTGGAGTATTTAATTCACTTCAATCAACGCAAATACTGCAATCGGATTTGTATGGGCTTGGCATACGACCAGCGTCATTCTCCGATAGTAGGTTCATCTACAGCCCATTATCACGCAAGGAAGATTATTCCGAGTGGTTGTTGCAATCGTTGCGGGAAGCAGGATGCGAAGGATGTGCATCACAAGGATGGGAATTACCTAAACAACTCATTGCAGAACTTAGAACGTATTTGTCGCAGTTGCCATATGAAAAGTCATCGTCAAAAAGGCTCTTGCAAGATTTGTGGGAATCCGATGAAAGGCCTTGGTTATTGCGAGAAGCATTATCAAAGGTTCAAGAAGTATGGCAATCCAATGCTAATAAAGGTCAACCAACACAAAGAAGCTGTGCTATCCGAAGATTGACTCCGTTTGAAACGGAAATTTTACAAGGATTTCCGAGGGGGTGGACAAAAATACCATACCGCAACAAACCTGCTGACCAATGCCCAGATGGGCCGAGGTACAAGGCTTGTGGCAACTCAATGGCTGTTCCGGTGATGCGCTGGATAGGGCAAAGGATTCAACTAATAGACACAATTTTAAACGGATGACACAAAGAAAAATATACAAGAAAAGGATGACAGCAAAGCCGATAGATGAAGAGTTGCAGTTCAACTACTTCATAAATAAAATTGCTGACTTTTATTCAGATCAGATATGTAGACTTGTAGGTACTACAAAGAAAGAGATGATGTCTGGATCGAGGATGCTTCATATCGCAACGGGGAGGCACGCTCTTTGCTATGTGCTTAGAACATACCACGGCAACATAGTGACACTGCAATCAATTGCCAACCTCCTCGGTAGGCACCACACATCAGTCATTCATTCAGTACAAGCTGTTGACCCATACCTGCCAAATTGGAGGTTCATCAATAAAATAAAGAGAATGACTGATGATGATTTACTTGCTATCTTGCAACCCGAAAATAAAACAATTTAATACAATGGAAAAACACACTCAAGGATTCGATGACTGTCAAATTAATGACCACCGCTGCAAGTACGAAAAACTAATCTCCGATGTAGTAGACTGGGCTGATGACAAAGGACTCGTGAAAGAAGAGAATAGCGACAAACAGCTTATTAAAATAATCGAAGAAGTCGGTGAGTTAGCGTCAGCAATACTCAAGAAAAAGCGCAAAGAGGAGATTGACGCTGTTGGAGATATCATGGTTACGCTAATCATCTTCGCTGAAATCCGTGGCTATGATGTTATGTCTGCCCTTGGATATGCCTACCAGGAAATCAAAGACAGAACAGGCAAGATGGTGGATGGTTCATTCATAAAAGACTAGATAAAGGTTTAATGAATGAGCAGGCCTCAATATCCGGGGGGCGAATACTCCCCTCCCCCATTCCATCCAGACGTAGCACTTCATCTATTCAGAATTTGGGTTGATGACTATGGTGTTAGGCGTAACGCAATAGCAGGTAATATCGGTATGACTAGGGCTTTCGTTGAAAGGATTTATCATGGTGAGCAAAAGCCAACAGTCAACTTCGCCAGGGGCATCCACAGGATTATGACTGATATGATTAAAGATTTTCAAATTTGTCAAAAAATACAAAACGATGAGTACTACCCAACAGACTCCAGAGCAGAGGATATCATCCAAGATTAAAGAAATCGAAGATCTCTTATTGATGAAAAATGCTAGTTACGGGAACAGCGCACTTTCCCCGCTAGGAGTTTTTAGTGCGCTAACCCCAGTCAAAGCCATCTGCGCCCGTATAGACGACAAGCTAAATAGAATAAAGAACAAAGGGATTACAGACCAAACCGAAGATACGATTACAGACTTGATTGGTTATTTAATTTTACTAAAAATAGCCTTAGAAGATGACCACGACAAACCAAACCCCAATATTACAGAGACGAATAACTATTTTCCAGACACTTTCGTCAACAGAACAACCACATACTATAAGTCTTTCTCAAGCGGTAACGCTGATAATGGATGGCCACAAAAGTTCTTTACCGATTATTGAATCCCTAAGGAATGAAAAAGACAAGGATAAGAAGAATGCAATTAAGAGGAAGCTCCCAGTCATATTGTTCTCTGGGATATTCTCTAAGCGTGAAGACTCCGCTTTAACTCAGCACTCAGGCATTATCTGCATAGACTTGGATAATGTATCTGTTGTAGAATACAAGAACAAGCTTTCTTTCGACCCATATACATTAGCCTGCTTTGTCAGTCCCACCGGCACAGGCTTGAAGGTGTTGATGAAGATAAGCAACCCGGAAAGACATAGGGAGCATTATAAGGCTATCTGCAAGTATTACAAGGATGCTCACAATATTGATGCAGACCCCACGAGCATCAACGTGAGCAGGGCTTGCTTTATAAGCTACGACCCTGAGATAATCCTCAATGAGGAGTCTGCTGTGTATGGGGGCTTGATAAGCGAAAGGCCTAAGGAGGATGCTCTTGTGAGTCAGCCTAACATAAACACAGATTATGAGACGCTGAACATAGCCTGCAAGATGATTAGGAAAGCCCCTGATGGTGATAAGCACAATGTCTTGTTGAGGGCATCTATACTTTGTGGTGGCTATATAGCTTCTGGAAATATGGAGGAGGATGAGGTGGTCAGGGTTTTATCGAGGGAGATTTGCAAGAGGGATATTGACTCGATATCAGGGGCGCAGCACACTATAAGGGATGGCATTGCGAGGGGCAAGACACAGCCTATCAAGAGCATACATGATGAGAAAGATAAGATGCGTAGAGAGTTGCGTATCCTGGATGGGGATATGTCGTTCATCAGCAGTAATGATGAGGACTTTAAGTGGATATCAGCGTATGCTGGTGGTGTTATCAAGCAGGGTATTAAACTTGGCATCCCCTCCATTGATGACCATTGGAGGTATAAGAGGAATTTCACTATTATAAATGGGCATAGCAATATCGGTAAGACGACATTTGCGCTATACTTACAAGTGGCTGCTGCTATGAACTTTGGGTGGAAGTGGGCTGTGTATTCATCAGAGAATAAGACTGCCTCTATCAAGATGAGGCTGATGACATTTGCTATGGGTATGCCTATTGATAAGATGACGACTGCGGATATGAAGATGGCTTATGATTGGGTTGGGAAGCACTTCATCATCATTGACAATGCCCAGACTTATAGCATTTATGACTTGATTACATTCACTCATAAGTTGATTGCCAATGATGGCATTGATGGGGTCTTTATTGACCCCTACAATGGGCTTAAGAGGGATATGAAGCAGGCGTTTAGCCTTGGTGTTCATGAGTATGACTACGAGGCTGTTAGTGAGCTGTTGACGTTAAGCAACTCAAAGAGCATTGCTGTTTGGCTGAATGTACATGCTGTTACAGAGGCTCAGCGGGTTAAGGGGAAGGATGGCTTGCCAGTTCCTCCTTTCGCAGAGCAGACTGAGGGTGGCGCTAAGTTTGTCAACCGTGCTGATGATTTCATCACGTTGCACAGGAGGATTCAGCATCCAGATCCATCTATGAGGAGACTTGTTGAGATGCATATTCGTAAGATACGGGAGACGGAAACTGGCGGTGCGCCCACTGGCTTTGAGGAGCCACTTACATTCCAAGCTAACCTAAATAGAGACACCTTTTATTTCAGAGATGGGAGTAAATTATTCAACACGCTGGCTGAATCTCCATTTTGATTAATTAGATTTGCACAAATTAAATTCAATGACTGAACTGATACACGGCGATTGCCTTGAGGTCTTGCGTTCTATGCCTGATTGCAGCGTTGATGCTGTCGTGACTGATCCGCCGTATGGCCTGTCGTTTATGGGCAAGAAGTGGGACTACGATGTTCCGAGCGTTGAAGTGTGGGCGGAGTGCCTTCGGGTGTTGAAGCCTGGCGGGCATCTGCTGGCTTTTGCTGGCACGAGGACACAGCACCGAATGGCGGTAAGGATTGAGGACGCTGGGTTTGAGATACGCGATATGATTGCTTGGGTGTACGGGTCGGGGTTTCCGAAGTCGCTGGATGTGAGCAAGGCGATTGATAAGGCGGCAGGAGCGGAGCGAAAGGTGGTGGGGACAAAAAAACACCATGCAGGAAATATACATAACGCGCGATATGGGCAGGCAACTGCAACCGAATATATATATTCTGACCCCGCCACCCCCGAAGCGAAGCAATGGGAAGGCTGGGGCACTGCGTTAAAACCCGCACTTGAGCCGATAACGGTGGCGCGGAAGCCCTTGATTGGCACGGTAGCGGAGAACGTACTGCAACACGGCACGGGTGCGATTAACGTGGATGGGTGTAGGGTGGGGACGGAGGAAAGGACAACTAATTGGAGCGGTACGGCTAACTATAAAGTAAGCGACCCGAAAATTGGCACAACAACTGCACTCGGCCGCTGGCCTGCCAACTTCATCCACGATGGAAGCGAGGAGGTGGTGGGGTTGTTTCCTGATACCAAGAGTGGTAAAATGGGGCCTTGGAATAACAGAACAACAAACGGCTCTCCAAATGGCATTTACGGCAAGTTTGATGAAGAACACCCGCTATCCGAAACCTATGGCGATTCAGGCTCCGCCGCGCGGTTCTTCTACTGCGCCAAGGCAAGCAAACGCGACAGGGATGAGGGGTGCGAGGGGATGGAACAACGCAAGGCGGGTGCGATGTCGGGAATTGAAACAAGAGAAGGGAAGCCTACTAATCACCCGATGCGAACCAATTTTCACCCCACCGTCAAACCCACCGACCTGATGCGATACCTGTGCAGGCTCGTAACGCCACCCGATGGAATCGTCCTCGATCCGTTTATGGGATCAGGAAGCACAGGCAAAGCGGCGGCACTCGAAGGCTTTAGCTTCATCGGCATTGAACGCGAGGCCGAGTACGTCGCAATAGCACAGGCACGAATTAAACACGCACAGCAATGACCCTAACTGAACTACAAAACCTGCTGAACCTTATAGATACGGATTACAAGCGTAAAATGGATGCCTACAAACTTGGCATCGACTTATCCGAGTTCGATGAGCCAAAACAGGAAGTCATCAGCATTTTGTTGAAGCACGTCTTAAATGAAGACCAGTACGAAACTTTATGTTGGTGGATGTACGAGAAGGATTTCGGCAGGCGTGAGGATTTACAGATGTGGGACAAGGATGGCAATGAAGTATGCCGCACGGTGGAGGAACTGCACCAATTTTTGTTTGCCTAAATAACTGAAAATGGATAAAAAAATAGAGTATATCGCCAAGGCATGCCATGAGGCTAATAGAGTATGGTGCCAAGCAAACGGGGACTTTAGTCAAAGTCATTGGGATGATGCCGAACAATGGCAGCGAGACAGCGCCATTTCTGGTGTTGCCTTTAAATTAAACAACCCTGACGCAAAAGAAGATGCACAGCATAACGCATGGATGCAGGAAAAGATTTCAGATGGGTGGGTGTATGGGGAGGTAAAGGATACCGTTAAAAAAACGCACCCTTGTATCGTCCCATTCGAGCAATTACCTGAATTTCAGCAAAAAAAAGACGCTTTATTTTGCGCAATTGTGAACGCGCTAAAAGACAATCATGAGCGATAAGATAGTCGAGTCAGTTATTGACCAATTTAGGACAAGAGCGGAACAGGGCAAGCGCAAGTACGGCACAACGATGGAGCGCGATGACCTGACGCTGATGCAATGGCTGCAACACCTGCAGGAGGAGTTGATGGATGCAGCGGTCTACGTCGAGAAGCTGAAGGGGGAAATTGGGGAGAAGTAGTGTATATTTGTGTAAATAGTCAGGTGGCGTAATGGTAACCACGGGCTCGAAAGGGCCTGCAAATACAGGTTCGAATCCTGTCCTGACTACAAGGCTATGTGGTGGAAAGGCACACACACCCCAATGGCGGGGTTTATTGCAGGTTCGAATCCTGCCATGGCCACAAAACCATTTCGTTGACGCCAACAAAATGATATTAGAAAAAACCGAAGTAGTTTAAGTGGTAAAACGACAATTAGGGAGTGCGCACCCCGACCGTAAACAGAAGTTGTAAATGTGGGTTCGACTCCCACCTCGGTACTAAAATGGCAAAGAAAATAATCAGATCCTCAACCCCCAAAGGGGGGAGAAGAAAGGGGAAGTCATCTATAGGGAGCTATGTAGGCGATGGGAGGTACAAGTCAAAATTAGAGTCGTATTGCGCTAGAAAATTAGATGAACTGAACATTGACTACCAGTACGAAGGTGTTTCATATCAACTTTTAGATAGCTTTAAGTACAAAGGATTGTACTATAAGACAACAGCCAAGAGTACGCTGATGAAGGATAGGACAGGCAGCCTTCAACTCCCAATTTCATATACACCAGATTTCGTATCTGTAAAGCATAAGTTTATCATTGAAACAAAGGGGTTTATATTAAGCAATCATTCATTTAACATACGATGGAAGTTGTTTATCCACTATCTTTACATCAATAATATGTCTGACTATATGGTCTTTATGCCAAAAAACCAAAAGCAGGTTGATCAAGTTATGGATATACTACAAAAACACATAACCCATGAAAAGGGAGCTGTCTAAATACTTCTCATCAGCCACCAATAATATATACGACTCAACAGCAAGGTTGTACGAAGATCTTCACGATAAAAATGGGGATCCGATAGTCGATGAGATATACACCCGGAAACGTTGCACAGATTATATAATGGAGGTGAAGAGAGAGCTTACGTTTATGCGTGATGCCGTTAAAGAGTGGAGAGAAATGCAATTTAGTTCAAATGAATATAAGAAACCAACAAGTCTTAGGGGCATTAGCGGAAACCAGGTTCGTTAGTGATTACATCTTGTGCAGAGGACTGCCGTCTACATTCATAAAGGCATCCTATATGCAGGATAGAACAGAACATTGGGATGTGAGCATTGATGGAGTTAAAATAGACATAAAAGCAAAAAGGAGTTCAAGATGCGACAGCAGTGTAGAGGATAAATACTCTGTGTTTGAATTCATCAACGTATCAGGAACAAAAGGATGGGGAGTTGGTGGTGCCGATAAAATAGCATATGAGTTTAATGACATCTGGGCAGTGGTGAATAGAGAGAGTCTACACCAAAGAATAAAGATGGAGATAAAGCCTGATGACACCCCAACGATAAGTTCCGGTAAGATAGTCCCATATAAGCTAACAACAAGGAACAGGAGAGATGATGTCTATGTATGGTTTCCTATGACAGTATTATTTGAAGACAGCGTTCTGGATTATATAATAGACAAGATTGCAGATGACACTAAGACTTATCATTTAAACGCATAAAGAAGCAATATGAGAAGGCCAATTGTTGTTTCCACTATATACACCCAAGAGGAGTCCGGAAGCGCACTGTATCGCTTAAATATGCCAAATTCATACCTTGAAGAGAACAGCACAGACTTTCAGTTTGTCAACTACACAGGGTTTGAGAAGATAGCCGAGGAGGGCTTTTACAACACAGATATATTTGTGGTGAGCAGGGTGTTTGACACAAGGTCTGTTGAGGCTGTTGCTGAAACGAAGAACAACTTAAAGCAGTGTAGGGCGCAGATTGTCCTCGATCTTGATGACTATTGGGTGCTTAACAAGGCTCACATAAGCTACAAGCATTACAAAGACAACAACCTAACAGCTATTATCAAAGAGAATATAAGGCTTGCTGACTATGTAACCTGCTCAACGGAATACCTTGCCAGCAGAGCCAGGGAGATAAACCCTAACATAACAGTCATCAAGAACACCCCATATCCGAATAAGTTTCATCAGTATGTCCCTGTTCATAAGCCTGCCCCATATACAAGGTTTGGATGGTTTGGTGGGGCGCAACACATTGAGGATATTGCTCTTATGGAGGAGGGGATGAGGAAGCTGTGCAATGACACATCTTTAAATGGGAAGTATACAGTGACTCTTGCAGGTTACAACGACAATGATGCGTACAATTATTATCAGTCTGTATTTAGCAACAAGGGCAGAAACCCTAATTACAATAGAATACCTGCTCGATCCGTGTATGACTATATGTACGGATATAACGAGGTTGATGTCACCTACGCCCCTGTGAATATGACTGAATTCAACAAGTCAAGGAGTGAGTTGAAGGTCGTAGAAGCAGGTTGGATGGGCAAGACGATTATCGCATCCAACATGAACTACTATGCAGAGCATATCAAGCATGGGGAGAATGGGTTTATCGTGAAGCATAATGACCCTATGGGTTGGTATAAGTACACCAAACAACTGATACTCGACCCACAGATGAGAGAGGGGATGGCTAAGAATCTACAAGATTATGTCTTGAAGAACTTCTGCTTTCAGGAGATATTCTGTAAGAAGGGGAACTTATATAAAAGAATTTACGAAGAGAATCAGATGCAAGATAGAATACCTAAACTAATACAAGATGGAGTCCTCAAGCCAAAAGAAGCTTAATCATTTCTTCCACATCTATGCAGGGGCTGACAACTGGCTTTTGCCTGTGCATCAGCACTTCGTGACGCTGAATGCATATGCCCTTATGGACAATTTAGAGTCTGTTCAGGTGGGTATTATTGGATCACCGGAACAACGGAAGGCTGTGATTGATCACATTCAGAATAATTACCAGAACCCCAAGATTCAAATTGCCGCACAGCGTGATAGTGGATATGAAGGGGTGACATTAGAAAAGCTGTGGGAGTTTGCCAAAACAGATGATGGCTACTTGTTTTATGCTCATACGAAGGGGACTTCAAGGGGAGGTATTGTCAATCAACTGTGGGCTAGGTCTATGCTGTTCTTTAATGTAGTTCGTTGGACGCAAGCGATAAGGGAGTTGGAGAAGCCGGGTGTAGATGCTGTTGGGTGTCATTATCTGTGTAAAGAGGAATTCCCTGAGTACTTTCAGATGTACAAAGAGCATCACCCAGATGGATATCCATTCTTTGCAGGGAACTTTTGGTGGGCTAAGTCAAGCCACATCAAGAATTTGAGGAATCCGTTTACAGAGGATAAGTATTCCGCAGAGGGATGGCTTGGCAGTTATGAGCTGTCTGTTGTTGATTTATTCAAGGGGATGCCTGCCCTCAATATGTTTCAAAATGTAACTTTTTAATCTATGAATGAAATTGTAGTTGCCAGATATAACGAAAATATAGATTGGCTGAAATTTTTTGACTCAAAAAAAACAATTTACAATAAAGGGGATGAGATTGACGTTGATTGTGTGAAATTACAAAATATAGGCAGAGAGTCCCATACATATCTTCACCACATAATAAGTAGATATAACTCACTGTCAAATGTGACAATATTCACACAAGGCGATCCATTCCCACACTGCTCTGATTTTATCGATAAAACGCATTTAATCATCCAAGAGGGACTAGATAAGCCATTTCAAAATCTATGTTCTTGGGTGTTGCAAGTTGATAATCTGCAATGCCGCTGCTGGCCTTACCATTGCTGGTCAAATCTGCTCCCTGAAGTGGCTCACTCTTTATTTGGGGAGGATTTTAACCACCCGATTTGGTTTGGTGCTGGAGCAATCTTTGCCGTGACCAAGGAGGCTATTCATAGGCATCCTATTGAGTTTTACGAAAAAGCTATAAGATTTCATGACACAGATATTGATGGGTATGCACACGCATTTGAACGTCTTTGGCCAACAATCTTTGAAGGGTTACCATGATTTTTGACTATATGGTTGTAGGTTCTGGGTTTTTTGGTGCTATTTGTGCCAAACACCTGCACGACCAAGGTAAATCAGTCGTAGTTGTAGAGAAGCGCAATCACATCGGGGGCAACTGCTACACGGAGCAGAGGGATGGTATTAACATTCATGTCTACGGCCCTCACATCTTCCACACCAATAACCCAACCGTTTGGGCTTGGATTAACCAGTTTGCAGAGTTTAAGCCTTTCAGGTTGCAAGTGATGGCTACGGCAAAGGGTCGGGTCTATTCGTTGCCTTTTTCCATGCACACTTTTGAGAAAGTCTACAATGCAACAACTCCCAAAGAGGCGATAGATTGCATAGCCAATGATTGCGAAGGGATTGGCGATGCCGAAAATCTTGAAACATCTGCAATCAAGAAGGTAGGCCGCAAGGTGTATGAACTGCTTATTAAAGGTTATACCGAAAAACAATGGATGCGGGATGCGGAAACTTTGCCAGCGAGCATTGTAAATCGCCTTCCTGTTCGCTTTACCTACGATACCAACTATTTCAACGACACCTTCCAAGGCATTCCCGTTGGTGGTTATACGCAGATTTTTGAAAAACTGCTGGATGGTATTCCCGTAATGCTTGAAACAGATTTCTTTACATCTCCATTGCCAGAATATAAGAATCTAATTTACACAGGCCCGATTGATAAGTTCTTTGGATATAAGCATGGGCATCTTGAATACAAAACGGTAGTTCATCAGCACCGATATTATCCAAGTGAAAATGTTCAAGGATGCCCTGTGATGAACTACTGCGATAAGGATGTCCCTTATACCCGCATTATTGAGCATAAGCACTTTGAAGAATCACAATCGGAAGGATCTTGGATTAGCACGGAGTTTCCAGTGCCTTACATTGTGGAGCAAACAGATCCATACTACCCAGTGAACGATAATCGCAATAACGCCATTTATGAGGCATACAAAGATTTAGCACGTTCATTACCGAATGTCTATTTTGGCGGAAGACTTGCGGAATACAAATACTACGATATGCATCAAGTTATAGATTCTGCGCTGAAATTCTGCAAAGAGTCGTTAACTTACCCAAATCTTTATAACAGCAACAATCAATAGTATTGCTGCGAGTCCCCAAACCGTACTTGAGATATATCTGATAGCCGGGGTCTTCTCCTTAAACACAATTGTTTCAACAGGGGTTTCAATTGTCCTAATGATTGTGTCAGGTAGGCATTTAGCCTGAATTGAAATAGTGTCATAGGTTCTTATAATCTTTAACTGTAGTTTCTCCTTAGCCACCTCAATAGTGTCAACGCTTCTGGTGACAATGGTGTCATAATGCTCAACCCCCTTAGTTATAACGGTATCCGTAATAGTGATGTACTCAGTCTTAATAATATCAGGGGATTTCTTGATAGCCCTTTTTAAATGCCACTGAGCCGAACAAGATGGAAGTAACAGTAGAAGTACTAAAATAAGGATGCGCTTCATTTCTTATCTCTTGATTTCCTATACAAAGAATAAACCTCACCAACATTCTTTATTTTGTAACCAGTACTTTTCTTGTAGTTGATAAAGTACTCCTTCAGCTCATCATCAGTAAGATTCGACCCCTTCAACTTGCTTATAATGCCAACAGTAGCCTCACTAGATGGACTGTACATGATATCGTAATACCCAGCCTCCCAATTCGTCTTGGGGTTTGACTTAGCAGACATCTTAAACGACTCAATGAAAACCTTAACCTGAGATGGCTGAACACCACTCTTTAGCAACATATCCTTGTATTCATTAACCTGGCTGATAACCTCATCCTTGGTTAAATCACCCTCACCACGAACTGCGTCGTAATACTTCTCACCTAAATTCCTTGACGCATTCTTTATGGTTTCAACAGTAGCCGCCCCTCGTAATGAAATGCTGTTTAAGTCATCTTCATACTGATACTTCTTTATACCAGGGTTGACAGACTTGACAACACCCTTTAACGGGGAGAATAAAGATGATATAGCCTTAAGCTTTGGATTATCAGAGGGAACCTCACCAATATTTAACTCATCGGTTTTAACATCCGCAACCTTCCTAGAAATATTGTCAAGGAGATGATATGCCCCAGCAACAATAATAGATGTTTCAGCACCGGTAGTAATCTTCCCAACAGCCGTCTCCATCCTCTTTGGTCCCAACTGAATTACAGGATACATAGACTGAGATAAAGCCTTGTAGAAGTAAGGTACATCAGGATCGAGGACATCCTCATACATAGCAGGCATCTTCTGATAGTCATAACTCACCTTAGAGTTAAAGAATGTATCATGATTGTCAATGGCAGATATAGCATTGATTAAAGGGATTGCGGATGTCAACTCCTTCTTTACCTCAAGTGGATTTTTAGGGAGGAATGATGTAATGCCATCCCTAACCGCATTGTAATTGCGGTCCCCATACATCATGTACTTTTTAGCCACCTTATCATCACCATCCGGGTTCATCACCTCATTGAGTATCTTGGCAGATGCTATTTCAAACATCGTAGAGAAGAGGATAGACTGTTGCGTCTTAGCTATCTTGAGGTAATAGCGGTTGCCATCCTTATCCTTAAGTGGGAGGAAGATTATGAAGTTGCGCATCTTCTCTCCATCAGATATTCCCTCCCAGTCATCGTCATCAGCCATCAAAGAGTTGTAAAACATAATCATACCAACGGCAAGTGCTAGTTGAGATGCCTTCACTGCAAAGTTCTTTGGATTCTTCACTATGTAGTTAGTAGCAACCCTAAAGCCTTGTATCGCTGCATTTAGGTAGGGGATGAAATTCTCACCAGCCTTAGCCCAAGAACCACCCTGAGCAAAGTCTATGATTTCTCTAGATGCAACAGCCGCCTCTGTTTTAATGGAATCAGATTCATCTTTATTTGGGGTTCTACCGTTATCCTTGATGAACTTATCTACAAGCTCATCCCTTGTCTTTTTGTACACGGCAAGCCTAACACCAACCTCAGAGTACTCCCCGAAAGTAGACAGGGCATCGCGCACCTTGGTGTAAACCCCATCTCGTATGGATCGGGATTCAAACCCTTCTGTTGACAGGAAGTCCATTCCGCCGCCGTAGTCAAGCCACTCTTTGAAGTCTGCGCTCTTAGACATCTTATCATGCATACCCTTGAACGCATCCCTCGATATGCGGAATATAGATGAGTAGAGGTTGTTGCCATAGGCATTGGTGAACATGGCAACATGAAGTATATCCCTTGGGAAGTTCTTTAACGCAAACAATGGGTTAACCTGCGTAGCAAAAGACTTTAAAATTGCCGAGCCTGAAAGCATCCTTATGATATTGGCAGCGGCAGGGCTTATCAAGTGCCTGGTGGAATCATAGAGTTGCTTTTTGAAGTCGCCACGGATGAAGAACTGCTCTCTAACGCCATCGACAAAATAATTGACAGGCTCAAAGTTCTTTAGCTCTTTATCAGATATCCACCCATTGTTATTGGGGTCTTTCGTTGCCTCAGATATAGCTGTGTATGTCTTATTCCTTGCTGCTCTTGAGAATACACTTTTAGCAGAGAATGCCAATAACAGCTTTGAGTTCATCATGATTTCTGAGTCAGAGCCATTCTGCAATGTCTTAATCTGATACTCATTCAGTGCCAAGTCCTTAATATCAATAACTGTGTCACCATCATCAAAGCTTACGAACTGATCGAGGAACTTACGAGGTTGATACAGCAATGACTTGAGGCTGTCATACAATTCTTGAGTTATGAGGCCACTCTCCCTCATGATGCTCAACAGCTTCTTGTAGGAGTCGAAGTACAGCTCAGACCTACGGATTAAGTCATTGTATAGCGCAGACCCTAATATTGACTCAAAGTCAACTAAGTTTTTCTCAGCAACCTCTTTGTTTATGGGTCTGTTGTATTTGTCAGCAGTGTGCTTGATTCTTGGCTTCCCTTTACTGTCGAAGTCCTCGTCAATTTGTATTATCCTTCGTAGTTGTATTATTTTGTCAAGGTATTCGGTGTTTTGCTTGTTCAGTCCATTGTAGATTGGACCAAAGTTTTCATCAATGAACATCTTAGCCCTTGAACCTGCCCCTGCCTGAGCTACAAATAAATCCCTTGCATTCTTAAGGTTGGCATCAATCAACTTCTTTTTAAGCGGTGATGCCCTGTCCAAAAGCCTAGGGTTTAAATTGCGTAGCACACCCCTTTTCTTCGACATCTCATCAATGAAGGTCTGTTGTCTGTCAAAGGCCTCATCTATCGGGGTTTGGAACTTTGGCTGTGATTTACTAAACTCCTCTGATTTCTTTGACAAAGGCTCTATCAATGCTCTTGTGATGTTCCCATCTATGCCGTTCCCAAGGACTTCCTTAGCGGTCTTCCAGTCATCAGGGATTCTGTATGATTCCGGCAAACCCATCAGCACCCTCATCATATCGGGAGTAACCCTTTTAATCCTGCCATCAGGCATGATGATTCGTGGGATTTGCTTACTACTTGATGTCAAGGTGGGGGCAGGTCCACCTGCATTAGCAGCAGATGCAATACCGCTATCTGTAGAGCCGCCCATGGTGATAATAGGCTTGTCAGCAGAAAGCCTACCGCTTTTAATCATGTCAAGAAGCCTTTTCACCTCCCAGTTCTCATCTCCACTCTTGCCGGTGAATGCTGAATCAGGGGCTGAATCAATCATAGGCTCTAAAGCCTTAAACCAATCACCGGGCTTTTTCTTGTCAGGGATAGCAGGTAAATCTACATTCAAGGCAGCTCTAATGATTAATCGTCTGCGTTGCTGAATGCCACCAAAGTCAGCGGCATTGTAAATGCCTTCATCGTACTTATAGCCTGAATCTTTGAGGGCAGAGATTATTTTATCGTATGGTAGGCTGCCCTTGTAGTCTGGGACATTCTCAATAGTGACAACTGGAGGCTTGGCATCTCTGATGACTCTCGCAACAGATTCAGCACTCTTGATATCCATCTCTTTGGCTTCTCTTGTTCCGATTCGTGCCTTGGAGAATGACTTACAAGTTGGGGATGCGTGGAAGATGTCTGGGTTTGAGTCTATGACCTCTTGAGGGTCTATATCAAGCACATCCCTTGCTTTGTAATCTGTGTTGAAAGCCTCATTGTAAGCCTTAATATAGTCTGGGGTGTACTCAACAGCCATTACTGATGTAGGATCAGTCATAGCAGCCTCCAAAGTCCCAGCCCCAGAGAAGAATGTTGCAATCCTCTGAAACTTAAGCTGACTTTCAGTAAATTCTTCTTCTACTTCTTTAGCAAATTGCTCAAACTCCCGTTCCATGCTTTCTTTAAAATCATTTGCATCTCGAAGAATAATTTCACCCGTAGAGTCATTTGACTTCCCTTCAATATCTTCAATTGCCTTGGAATCTATTGGACTATTATAGTAGGGAGCATTACGGCCTATATATCTCAACTCTCCAAGAGATTGGACCTGACTATCATTAAAATTAGCATTATATCCGATGTATTTTAATTCCCCAAGAGATTGGACCTGACTATCATTAAAATTAGCACTACCGCCTATATATTTTAACTTACCAAGAGATTGAATCTGGCTGTGATCAAAACGAGCAATACCACCGATGTACTTCAACTCTCCAAGAGATTTAACTTGGCTGCCACTAAAATTAGCATCATCTCCGATATACTTCAACTCGCCAAGAGATTGAATTTGGCTATCAGCAAAACGAGCAATACCACCGATATACTTCAAACCTCCCAAAGACTGTACTTGGCTGCGCCTAAAACTAGCATCGCCTTTGATATACTTTAACTCACCAAGAGATTGTATTTGGCTATCCCTAAAAATAGCATCACCTCCGATATATTTCAACTCGCCAAGAGATTTAACTTGGCTGCCAATAAAATCAGCATGACCTTTAATATACTTTAACTCACCAAGAGATTTAACTTGACTGTCCCTAAAATTAGCATAACCTTTAATATACTGAAGGTTGCCTAAATACTGAATTTTGGTAGAGTAAAAATCGACAGAAGAAGAAATGCCAATAATATCATCAGCCCAAAGCATGTTTATGTAGCTAGACTGTATAAAATAAAGTTCAGGTAAAGTCAAATTTCCATTTTTATCATACTCTAAACCAGATTGTAAACCAGCATAAAAATCATTCAATTTGTCCAACCTCCATTTTTTAGGAAAATCAATGAGCCTGACAACAGCCCCGTTTTTCACCTCAAATACAAAGTTGCCGTTTTCCGTTGTTAGAGAGATTTCATCACCCTTGATATAGTTTACTTTCTTTACATCCCCATAAAGAAACCCGCGTGTAGTCCTGTCAATGTTAGTCGCAGTCCCATCACCCCTATTGCTAATAACCCAGCCATCAACCATCCTTTCGCTACCCCTATCTAAAAGTGTAGCTACACCATTTTCCAAATAGTAACCATCGCCATAATACACCCCATTAGTTTCATAGATGTAATTGTAATATGCCCCATTCGCATCCTGAATAACACCATTTGGCATTCGTGTTGTCGATTGCTTAGTGTTTTTTTCTACACCAAACTTTTTAAACATCGCATCAGAAAGCCCCTCAATTAAATTATCAAAATTTCTACTGAATATGTTGTCAGGACTACTTATTTGGTGGTTATATCTGCTTATCTCTTTAGTACTGCCATTCGATTTATTTATCTGCAAAGAGATGACACTAGTGCTGTATGGGTCTAAGGCATTTGGCTTTAAGCCATTTAAATTGTAAGTGCCATCACTATTTTTCCTCCCATTCTTTTCTAAATATTTCCTCCACTCATCCGTTAGATTGTCTTGCGTCAAATCTTCAGCCGAAGGCGTTTGATCCGCATCATTTCTAACAATGAATGTTACGAAAGAGCCTGAAAAGCGATCACTACCAGGATTAAGTGTGCATATGTTGTGTCCCTTTTTATAGTAATGGAGAAAAGAATTCCTCGCATCACTTAAATTTCTTGGGTTGAATAAAGTATACCCAACTTCATTAAGCAAATCTTGAGGATCCAGTGTAGCCTTATCAACAACCTGCTTTAATTCTTCATTAAGATACTTCTCGTAATCCTTGTAAACGACTATACTGCCAAAGTTGCCATTGTTTATGACAAAGCCGTCATCACCTTTAATAGGTCTTTTAGCAATAGATGATAAAGTACCCTTGATAGGGAACTTTGATTTGGCGAAATCAATTAGCTTGCTTGGATCTTGGACATTGCCAAATATTTCATACAAAGCCCTGCCATCCTTCTCCCCCAATGCCTTCTCAAATTTCTTTCTGGAGTTTGGATCTATATTAAATCTGAGTTGATCAAGGTACTTTGTGCCTTTGAACAGTTCAGACATCAACTCATTCATCTTGGCATCTATCTGGTATGGCAATGTAGACACCCCACCCATCAATTCAGTCAAGGTTAAATCAGCCAATCCAGAGGCAGACATCCCTTTGTAGTAGTCCACTCCAAACAAGTCTAGTATCGTATTGTAAAACTTTTGCGCTAACGCCTTTATATTTTGGTATATTGACTGATTGGTATATTTCTGCCAACCGTTTTTAGCTGCATTCCCGACTATTTTAGAGAAAACTTCATCGGCTACTTCGTCATCTGTTTTGAGATTGGAGTATAATGGGTTGCGCTTCACTTGACTCCACTCTGCCGTTTTCTTTACTGCCTCTTTAATGGAATTCCATAGTTGGGGATTGACCTTCATAACGACTTGATTGAACAAGTGCGTATGTTCGTGAAGTAATGAGTTGACATCTAAGCCATTAATAAACATAACGCCATTAGGAAGGACAGCCCCATAGACATTACCATCATAAGACTTTAGGTCTAATTTCTCACCCGTGAATTTTTCAGATTCCTTTTCAAAGGTGTCAGCATCGACAATCTTGACATTCCCCTTAAAGAACTTATTCAGCCTTTTAGACAGTGCAGTGAAATCATCCATTGATATTTCATCAGAGGCGGCTCTCTGAAACTTAGGTTGCGATGCTTCAATAGATTGAAACGCCTGCCCATAAGAATTGTCAAAAAATACAATTTGTTCTGCCCTAGACACATCCTCCGTTTTTTCAAGGGTCATCTCCCTGCGTTGCTCTGGGGTCATACCAATACGAGCTTCTACGTTTCTAGATTCTACTTCGCCAGCTGTTTTTACATACCTTTCATTTTGCTTTAAAATGTTTTTTTGGGTATCTTTATCTTTCTTCCATATTTTATCCCAAACCTTAGCCGCATCCAATATTGGCATTGATGCAGATTTTGAATAGTCCAATATCTCTTTATAAGCACTCTTTTCAGAGTCACTTAATTCATTGATATTTTCAGATAAAAAAGAATCATTTCCATCTCTTATAATCTGAGTTGATACGCCGATTTTATTATCAAGCAACTTAATCTCTTTTTCGGCAGCAACTTCATCCTGCATAGAGACACCATAATTCCCTTTTGCGAAATTCTCTATATCCTGTATTGCGTGTTGGATTTCATGGACTAAAATTAGCCTTAGCTTTTCTATAGTTAAATCTTCTTTTGCCTTAATGGCTATAATACCCCTTTTTCCTTCTTTGTAATAAGAACCTTCTGCTCCACCTAAAACATCCTGAAAACCAACTACTAATCTTCTCGATAAAATAACTGAAGTATTATTTAGTGATGGGTAAAAATAAAATAAATCTGAATCAATTAATTCATTTAAATCATATTGCTCTAAATTGCCATTTTTAGCAGATTTTATGACTTGATTTAAATCCTCTTCAAAGCGACCAATTTTTTTCTTAAATTCTAAATCCTGAATCTCATATCTCCACATCCCATCCTTCCCCCTCTCCCAACCAGTAGCCATGCGGATATTTTCGACATCCTTGCCATCATCCTCCATATATCTCGCAACTTGCAAATTATCGCGAACATCTTGAGTTAATTCAGCATTCTCTCCTATCAACTGAAACAATTCCTTTGCCCTCTTCTGCTCATTGGCAGGTAAATTAGATATTTCGCTTTCAATGCCCTGAAATCTAACCTTCGCCCTATCAACAGCACCACTCTCCTCCCCTTTCTTTCTAGTCTTTCTGTAAGGAGCCTGCTTCTCCCCTCTGCCAAGTTTCTCTGCAATGTCAATAAAAGTACTAGCCAACTGCTCGGCTGTTGGGGATGTGTCAACACTACTACCCGTAACCCTCTTGAAGAAATCTAAAAAGGACTTGGCAATCGTCTTGATAACGGATTCCCTAACCTCAACAGATATATCCCCTGTTGAAATCATTGACCCCAATTCAGCTAAAAACTCACTGTCCTTTAACTTATCCCCATAGTCCTTGACAAAATCAGCCATACGCTTATCCAAGACGGGGAGCTTCTTCAAAGCATCCTTCAAGCCTTTAACCAACTTGCCAACAGAATCCTCATCAAGAACCTCTAAAGAGTGCAAGGCCTCATGATACCCAGTATTATCAAGCATAGCAGGGAGTAAAACGCTGATCTTCACATCACCCCCATCACTCATCATATTAACCCCACGATACAAGACTCTCTTAGTGTAAGCATCAGCCCCCTCTTTTGTGTCAAACACCCTATTTGCGCCTGGTATTTTTGAAGAAACCTTAAATTTTCCATCAACTTCATTGATTTCAAATCCAAAGAGCTTGTTAGCCTCATCAATACTACCCATCACATCAATCTCCACAGTCCTCCCCTTAGCATCCAAAGAAGAGATGACATCAAATAGACTCTTTATACCACGCTCTACACTGGCACGATCTGTCTTATTCTGCTGAAGAAATTCATCTGTGTAATTGGATAGGGCATCCATCATCATCTTGTACGCCCCCGGCGCATTCTTTGCCGTGACCTTCATCTTCTTAAGCCTTGGCCTTACATTGAAGGCACTAGCCTGCTCTGTCCTCTGCTGGGCTACTTGCTCTTGTTGCGTTTGGCCAACATTTTGAAGAACTCCACCTGGCGCAGTCGCTTCTGTGCCTGCTCCTTCGACTGGTACTCCCCCAGGTTGCGCCCCTGCTTGGACAGCACCTTGTACTTGTTGTTTCTTTTGGCTATCATATTTACTTTCGATTTGTTGTAATCTTGCCACCGAATCCTTAACAGATTGAATTGCAGCAGACTTAGCCTCACTCGTCTTGAATGATGGCATGTTGTCAACCTGTCTGCGTATTTCTGAATTCAAAGTCATCGTCTCCTGCAAATCTTCCGGGGTGTAGTTCTGGAAGAATATAGCCGCATTATTCTTAGCCCTTCTAATCTCGTTGTTAGCAACCCTCGCCCTATTCGTCAACAAATCCCTCTCCACATCAGATAGACTAGGGTCACTTAACGCCCCTTGAATCTTAGACAGCTCATCTGTTATTTTTATTGTAGTGAGCATATCAGATGACAAGCCTATTAACGAAGGGGACTTGCTGATTAAGTTTGTACCTCCCCCCATAGTAGCCCCAATCAAAAAGCCATCTAATAATGAATTGGCATCAAACTTTCTGTCACCAAAGGCAATGCCTAAAGCCTGCTGTATGCCACCATCCAAGACTTCCTCCGCACCTTCGATACCGGCTGCCTTTAACATATCAACAGTCCCCCTGCCAATTGACTGCATAATAGAGGACTTAACCTGATTAACCGCTTGTTTTTTAGCTGCACCCCCCAAAAAGTACTCACCAAATCCACCAACACTCTCTGCTATTGTAGAGCCAGCAGCACTACCAACAGCATATAAAAGCTTCTCCCCTGTGGTGAACTCTGGATCGTCAAGAACCTCAGCATAGTTGGCACCTGTGTATAATGGTAGCGTAGTCGGTGCCATAGCCCTTGCCCTGCCAGCAGCACCTGCAATCCACTTCGGAGTTCCCTTGCTAATCAAATTAGCAGTAATAGCCTCACCCGCTAAAGCCGCCCCTTTCATAGTCCTAAGACCAATGGCGGTGGCGATGAGTTCCGGCATAGTGTGAAGCAAGCCTATGGCAATCCCCTTGCCTGCCGTAGAGAAATCACCCTCCAACAGTGCCTCACCAGGACCCTTCTCATACTGCTCTTCAGTCATATCCCAGTTACTGGCAATCTTCTTTGTGTTCTCATTCCACTGCTCTGCCATGCCCTTGCCAAGACGAGAGATTGCCCCAGGCTCTAACGGAGTGTCCTTGAATGTCTTCTTGTAGTTTTCAGCCGTTTCCTCACCAAACACCGATGAATAGAATGCATCTGTAGCGTCGTTAATAGCCCCCCCAAGAGAAACAATATCACCAGCAACCTTTTCAGTGCCACGAAGAATTGTAGCAAGAAAGCCATTCTCCCCTCCGGGTTGTGATTGATAGATATAATCCATCCACTTCCTGTAATTAGATTCATCTGGCTGTGACTTTGCCTTGATATTCATCCTATCTCTAGCGATGTTATCAGTAAGCAAGCCCACATCTTTAGATGGGTCTATTGGAAGATTAGGGTAGAAAGACCTGTACTCTTGATAGTCTTTGCGAGCAGACTCTATCTCTTTGGGAGATAACTCCCCTTTCTTTGACAAGACATCATATATCCTGTTGGCTGTATTAATCCTCCTATTCGCCTCCTCTACTTGGCCATACAGCCCAGATGGGTCATTTGGGTCACCCTGGCCCTTAACCTTGAACGGACCGAACCCCGATGAAGATGGTGTTCTCCCCGATATGGAAGGAGAAACCCCAGCTACGGATGGACTTTTTTTTTTAATTTGATTGTAATATTCCTGAGCCTGAAGAACCTGATTTTCACCAGCACCAGAATTGTACATAGCGGATGAGATTTCATTAAAATCAACACCCTTAGAAATGCCAGTATCTACTACTTTTTTTACCAATGGATCCATCTATTATTATTTGCGTAAATATTCTATCGCTTGGTCTGCGTTAAACCCAGATCCCTTTTCTAAAAGGTTCTTGCTATAATCCCTAATCAAATTGTAAACACGATTTCTATTCAATTCCTTAGTCATTGAAGATAAATATCTGTTATAATTGAATTTTGGGTCATTAGGTGATATTACATCTCCAGCTTCATCTTCAACAGTAAAGTACATCTTGCCGTTTTTGTCAAAGCCAAAATTCTTTATATACTGAGTTTCTTTGACTTCCTCATCAAGTAAACCTGGAACAGAAACAGATACTGGTAATTCGTGATTGAAAACCACCCTTCGGATACCTTTAGCACCTCCTTGACCACCACCCTCAATAAGTGGATTGTCAATCCCGATTAAATCAAGGTAATCACTTGTTTTTTCAGAAATTGCTGATCTGCCACCACCACCCGTTGCACCAACCTGAGCAGCAGGAATCATGCTCTCAACCCTATTTAAGACATTTGTCTTATATCTTTCAACAGCCTGCTTTGCCAATTCAGGATTCTTGTATTCATCCAAAATCCTCAAATACTCAGACCTAGACAATTTCTCTGGATCAAACCCAGTCTTATTGGCAGCATCTGAAATAAACACCTTCTCCATAGCCCCCGGAATAGCAAGCTCTTGAGTCAGCCAGTCATTAGAAAGCCTTATGAGGTTATCTTTATTGTAGGTCACTGAGCTGCCGAAGTCCTGACGAACACCATTGGCATCTATGAAGTTCTGCAAAGCAATCTTAGCCATGTTCTCTGGATTCAAAACCTTAATGGTATTGTCAATCCTATCAAGACCTAAAGCATTTAGGCCGGGTATAATCTCACTACCAAAATAGGGGATATCCATAATCGGCATCTCCTCGCCATTGTAAGTGCCAACTATAATTCCATTCTCATCCACCCTCGGCTTGAATGACTGAATAGGCTTTATGCGCTCACTTAGGTTTCTCTCTGAGTCTGGGGTGAATAGCTGTGGGTTGCGCCTAAACTCCTCAGCCTCCTGCTTCTTCTGATCGGCAATAGCCAACCCCTGTCCTATAACCTGACTGAACTTGCCTTTAAGTTCAAACATTCTGGCTTTATCCTGCTCAGAACCCGTTGTGTTGTAGTTTACACTTGCCTTCTCATACTCCTTAAAAAGCAATGATGCCGCCTCTCTAGCAGCAGGTTCAAGTGAGTATGCCTTATCGAGCATCCCGCGAGTTCCTTCTACATCAGAAATACGCTCCCGCTTTAAGGATTGCCTCTCTTGCTCTAGTTTAGCCTTCTCTTCAGCCTTCTCTTGCTGAGATAACCCAATCTGATACATCTGAAACGCCCTAGACGCAAGGTCTGGCATTTCAATGACATTCGTAGAGAAAGCCGCCATTACCCTTCAAACTTTTTAATGAGCGACCTAACATATGAGTGCAACTTGGACTTATCCCCCTGACTCACATATCTCTTGATATTTGACATCTGCTTGGGGTTAAAGATGTACTCACCACCCGTTGCCTCCCCTATCTTCTTGCCACCCTGCATCAAATCAATCGGGTTGTTCTTGTGCGAGAAATCACCGGGTGTCTTCATAACAGACCCGCCCTTCTTGTAGTCCAACCTCATATTCCTATATCTAGATGGCATCTGACCTTGTAAATCAAAAGGACTGGTATTTACTTTAGTGATAGTAGGATTATAAAATTGAGGGGAGGTTCTTATTGATGTTGTAGAGCCTCCAGTAGCCGCATTAGTCTTGCCACCAACACCCGGAGTTGTAGGGCCACCAATGCCTTTTAGGCCACCTGCCGCGATATTCATACCCGCACCACCTATCTGGCCTATCCCACTCATAATGTTCTGCGTGGCTGCATTAAAGCCTGCCTGTGCATTGGCAAGTTGAGTTTGGTAGCGTTGCTCCCTCATCCCTAGCCTATTCTCTTGCATCCCCCTTGTTCTCTCTTGTGCAGAGGCGAGGTTCTGTAATGCCTCAAGCTGTTGTCTGATTTGAGCATCAGCAACATTCTGCGATTGACGTGAAGCCTGCTGCGATGCCGCCCCGATTCCACCAAGCAATGCCCTGCCACCTGCACCTGCAAGAGCCTCAGTAGTCCCTGCTAGACCAGTGCGAATGGACTCAAGCTGCCTATTCATCACATCCTGATTGTAGGCATCTTTATATGCCTGAAAGTACTCAGCAGGGGTTGTGATAGGGGCATTCAAATCAGGGGCAGACTTATTAAGCCTATCTAACTCAGTCTTAGCCTTCTTGCGCTGACCTATGCCATGGCCAATTTGAGCAGCACCTGCCCCACCAGCAATGATAGAGCCTACAAGCAGTGCAGTCATAGGATCAATAGCGTACTTGACGCTATCGGAGGTAGTCTCAGGGAAGAGCAGTGACAGCCCCCATAAAGACAGAAAAACCGATCTTATCAGTAGTTCCTTGATTGGTATTTTCATAGTGCAAAGATATTATTCATTTCCTAATTCATTTGCAAGGTTAGACCTCGCAAAATGCATATTAATAGCGTAAATCTCAATTGGCTGAGTGGATGCAAACGTAGCCTCTATGGCAAAGAATGGTCCACGCATAACATCCCCATCAGTAGATGAATCAGAAACATTAACAACGATAACACCAACAGGTATTGCAGTTCCGCTGCCAGTAAATCGCAAGGTATTATTGTCAATAATGGTTGCCTGAGTATATGTCGTAGTACCAGTAACGCCACCAGTAGTGCAAGTGATGAATGCTGTTCCCGATGTCTGGAATGGTATTATGTTAATCGGATTGCTGAAAACAAGCTGAAGATCACCCCCTACAACAGATGATGCAGACACAGTCCCTATGGCGTGATAATTCGATGAACCTGTGGTGCCTGAACTACGAGGGATGTCAACATAATAGTTACCCTCTTTGAGTTGAAACTCACCAGATGCAATGGCTCTCGTTGACTGATTCTTGTTAGAAATCACGACAGATGGGGCTGAATCCCCCTCTATGCTGATGGCATTAGCCACCTTAACCATAGAATTGTTTAGTGCCGATATAACCTTAACAGATGAACTTGCTTGAACACCGAAGAAGTTATTTCTCGTTGATTGGTCTGTGTGCCTATATATACTCCCACTTGCAAATGTGTACATATAGTTATCCAAATGCTCATAAGCCTCAGGGATGAAGGAATATCGGGTATTCCACACCTTGTCACTGGTGTCATAAGCGATAGTATCTCTTATTGCAGAGTTGCCACCTGATGCATTGACATAAGTTACAAGATATTCTGAATGCTGTGGGTCTATGCCACCTATAATCTTATAAGAGCCAGACGTGGAAACAGTTATGAAGCACTTATCTTGAGTGTAGGCATCCACCCCTGCTTCGCTGATGGCTTCAATGCCATCTGCACTAATACGGATAACCTTGCCTGCCCTCTTATCTACAAAGTATGTCCTACCATCGTAAATCTGAACGCTTTCGGGGTTTTGTGTGCCGTAATCTCCCATATACACAGATTGCGTTCCAAGGTAATTACTTGACACGACAATATTTGCATTCCCATCCGAATACTCTACGAGGTTTCTGTTGATAGGGATGACTGAAGACTTAACATCCTGGAGGACTGTTATGCTATCCCCATTATCATGGATGTACTGAATAGCACCATATCTGTTAGGTAAGTCTACGAAGTTCCCCTGAGACCCGTTGAATGACGATAGCTTTAGTATTGATGAGTCTAAGGCGTAAGGCTCTGAATAGGTTATAGATGAACGCCTGTCTATCTGAAAGGCATTTGGGGCGACTGCATTTGGCCTACCAACACTTATGAAGTTTGACGTGAAGAAATCGCTAACGCTTAAATCCTCAACGAAGTAATCAACATATCTTATGCCAGAGACATTACTTGGAGCTGTGTTTGGTGAAACTAAAATGGGATTTAACTTTACCTGCCTTGGTCTATAATAGCAATCACCATTGTTAGTCTGAACAACGGTGCTTAATGGATAAGATGAAAAAGAAAAAGAGTATTTTCCATCTGGTATGCTGCCAGGTTCAACGAAAGTTATTACTGAATATCCAGAAGCATTTGTACTAGAATTTAGAATGACTCTATTATAGCTAGTTACCCCAGATGTTAATGTAATAGAGTCGCCGGGATAAACCAAAAGACCGCTAGATTCAGCTATTAATGTGCCTGAAGAAACATTAAAATTAGTGGATGGCGGAATATAGGTGGCATTTCTATTGCCATCGTGATATAAAGACCCTCCATCACTATATATATCATAAACCTCCCCTATCTCCCTATATACTGGGGAGGATGAAGACTTTATTGGTCTATATATCTCTACAATAGTGTCGTTATCCCAAAAGTCAGAAGACGCTGCTATAGAAGCTGTGTTAAAGTCACTATAGTTAGCATCAGAAACAGATAAAAACCACCCAGTCCCCCTTTCCTGATAATTCGTAATACCGGAAACAACAAGAGTGCCTGTCGTGTTTATAAAGTCATAGCCAAGTATATCAAAGACATACTCATTGGGATATGAAATAGTGCCAGAGCCAGCAGGATTTACATAGCTGACTATCCTCAGCTTATCCCCCTTGGCATAAGAATAGTTGAATATAGCCCCCTTAGCATCTTTATAAGAAGTGTTTTTACCTTCAAGATGCCTCATTGATAGATATATCTTTCTGTTTGTAGTAGACCCACTCAATTCAACAGGAAGGAATGCCTCAGCAACAGAATACCTATAAGCAAAGTCATAGCTTGTATACGGGGCATAAACTAACTGCCATTTCTTAGCCCAAGATGGAGGAGTGCTTGATATCCTTGCAATCGCTTTTGCCTGACCTAAATTAGCACCACCTCTAGAGCCTTCGTTTGGATTATAAAACTCCCCAAGTTCATTAACAGCAGAACTCCTATTGTATCCATCGTAATAAACAACACCGAACTTATGCCTTTGACCAGACTTAAAAGCAGTGTATGCATTAACTGATATGCCAAATGATGACGATATGTTAGACAACCTAAGTTTGCCAAATTCATAGTTGTAATTACCCCAAACATTAGAAACATTCCAAACAACAGGATTTTCCCCAATCATCGGGTTTAACCCAGACCAAATGTCAACACTCTGAACATATAGCTTGCCCAACTGTATAGAAAGCGTGATGACACCACTGCTAATAGTAGGATTTACTAACGTAGCCTCAAAATTACCCGCAAATGTATACCTAAACGGAGAAATGAAAAGGTTTGAATTGGCATTGGTGGTTATCCCAGTGTATGTCACACCAGTAAGCTGAGATATCACAGCCGAAGCCAACACATTCTTGTCGGCATAACCAGAAACAACGAATGTTTTATTTATAGCAAGCTCAGTGACGCCAAGCTGAACAGCCGTAACTCCAGACACCCTACCAACAGAAAAGGCCGAACCACTAGATATACCAAGATAATCAGATCCAATGTTCAACGACAAGTTTATCGTTGTATCATAACTAGACGATTCAGGGAAGCTGGATAAATCAAGGGTGAACTTGACATTGTTCGTAGTAGTCGATGCACTGACAGTTGTCCCTGTGGTTGTCGTAGACAAACTCGTAAGTCGAGGTGAGGACTTCTCATAAGCAAAAACTACATTGCCACTTACATTCGTGTTGTCATAAAACTCAGTATAACCCCCATAAGCAAGTCTATTCCCTGAAAGAACCTGACTCCTTGACTTTTGAGGAACAGCATCATACATCTTGTTCATCTCATTATCAGAGATGACTGTCCCTATCGTAGCATTAGTGAACAAGACACTACCCGTTGCAACAGCCCTATTGTTGCTCACCTCCTTGAACACAGAGAAGTTGTTGAAAGTCCCCTCCCTATACAATATCCTCACCTTACTCACATCACCCTTGCTGTTATTATACTGAACAGATATGGCGTTAAAGACATTCTTCATGTCATCCGTTACATACCCATCAACAAAGTTCATATAGTTGGTAGCAATATCCGAATAAGGGGATATAGCAGATAACTCCCCATCTTCATAAACATATTGATAAGCAAACTGAAGTAACTTATCTGTTATGTTGTTGCTCGTAATAGAAGTATCAGAAGATACAGTCGCAATCGGAGGGGTTAGCGGAGGTGCCTTAATCGTAGTGATACTCAACAGCTTCTCAGCATCCGTGTAGCTACTAGCACCAGCAGCCTTATACGGATAGCCACTAACGCCAGTCGTATTAGCCAATGCCCTCGTAACATTAATCTTCTTCGGATCTGTAACCCCATCAGTGAAGTACAACAGAACATCGCCATTCTCCTTAACCATACAATCCCCCTTCACAAATCCAGTAGCCGTAAAGCCTAAAACAGAATCCCTATAAACAAGCTTCGTTGTGTTCGTAGCCGTTGAATACCTGTAAACACTATGATTATTGCTTGAGTTGTGAACAAAGTAAAATATCTCCCCAGTCTGCTTACACTTGGCAGTGCCTATAACCGTGTTAGTCCCCGATGGCAAGGCATCACCAGATGCAGCAGTGGCAATTAAAACATTACCAAGAGCATTCTTCATGACACCAGCATTACCCCCCTCATCATCACTGGTCTGTATGTTCAAAGCATCAACAGCCTCAACAGCCTTGACGATAAGGAAGTCATCATCCTTGTTAAGATACCTCGGTATTAGCTTATCTATCGGCATTAGTACTTCGGAGATTGCTTAAAGTTCTTGCGGATAACCTTCAATGCCTCAGTCATATTAAATGACTTCAAACGAGAATTGGCAAGCCTACGCTCATTGTAATACTCAGCCCTGGCACGATTCTTCTCAACAGACGGAACACTTGACTTACGCTCAATAACCTTGTAATAGATGTAAGCCCTTATAGCAGACTCAGCATAAATGTGAACGGAAGGGTTGGCAGAACGAGCCTCATCAGCAATGTACTCAATAACAACATAGTCCACACCATCAATTCCATTGAGTTCAATCCTGTTCTGATCGTAATCCATCCTATACTCACCTGCATAATTACCACCACCAAGGCCATACAAAGCCCCATATGAATCATTATCCAGGAAGTTTCTGAACAGATACGTTTCATAACCATAAATAGACTGATAAGCAGCCTCCCTGGCATCAGCATCCTCACGCTCATACAATCCATCAGTGCCTGTTATGTAGTTCCCCGCTGCATTCGTCTTGTAAATCTGCGATATGTTGATGTTCTTATTCTCACCAAATACATAGACAAGGCCATCAGCACCAACAACACCAATCTTAACTAAGTCCACAAAGTCATCAGGCAAGTCTACACTCTGCAATGAGTGATTGACAGGCATCTTTAAACTGCGAACCACTTTAGACATATCAAAACCAATCTCCCTGATACCTCTAAGAGCATAGTTGCGAACTATAGTGTCGTTAACATCAGAGCAATAATCATCCCCCGATAAGGATAGAATGAAGTCGTTAACTATCTCATCTACTGTTACTAAATTGCGTGACATTACTGCTGTTGTTGAGATTGTCCATTGGCATATGCATACACATCAGAATCCCTTAAATTGACACCAACCATTTTGGCTATCTCAATTACAAGCTCTGGGATGTACTGGTCAGGTAACTCAAAGTCCCTTGAATTAGTAGTGTTAAACACCTCAAGACTGCCTGCCGTTGTATAAGCATAAACAGGAGATGAAGAACTCCTGCTGCCATCTGTTGAAAGTAAACTTTGAGGGATTTTATAATACAGCACCTTAATCCTCTTGATGCTCAAAGGATAAACGGCAATCCTATCAGAAACAGATGCAATAGGATTTGTTTCCGTTGGCAGAGATAACTTACTGCGAAGTATATACTCAACTTTTGCGGGATCATATATGACATCAACAGGAACAGAAGTAGTCGTGTCAAGAACAAAAGACCCAAATGTCTTCATTGATATGAACCGCCCCAAGTCTGTTGGTTTTGTGAAGTCCTGCGTAGCATTTGTTTGCGTGAT